TCTCAAAAGGCTGGCAAGCAAATGAGGGGTATGGGCAGACAATCTTATTATGCTGGTATGATGCTCACGCGTATGGGCTATGCTATGGTGGCTGTGTCAGCTGCTCTTACGGTAATGGGGATAAAAAGTTTAAAGGTATTTGGGGAGTTTCAAGCTAACTTAATAGACATACAAGCTCTCGCTGGGTTAACAGATGAACAGATGAGGAATCTTGGAGAGGGTATGAGGGAGCTTTCCAAGGTATCTATATTTTCAGCCACCGAAATTACTAAAGCTGGTGTTGCTCTTGCAAGAACTGGTATCATTGCCTCTCACGGTTTTGATGCCTATAATAAAGTACTTGAAGCATCTATTATATTAACCACAGCTTTTTGGAGACAGGGTGTTACACTTGAGCAATCTGTAGAAACTACCACAAGAACCATTAGGCAGTTTAATCTTAGCGCAGATGACTCCAACAGAGTAATTAATGCTCTTGCCGCAGGCTCCGCTTACACGCTAGCTAAAATAACAGACTTACAGAAAGGGCTCTCATACGCTGGTGCTGCTGCTAAGAGTATGGGTGTATCCCTTGAAGAAACAGTCGCTGCTCTTGGTATGCTTGCTAACGTAGGTATTACTGCTGGTAGAGCTGGTAGACAGTTTAGAAATATTATGGTTCGTCTTGGTAGGGCAATGAAAGACCCCACAGCTGCCCAGAGAGCTTTATTGCAATCAGCTAGTGATTTGAATGTACAGTTCTCTGATATGAACATAAAGGCCAGGGGATTGCCAGCCGTTTTAAACACTTTAAAATTTGCACTGGAAGATGTGGCTGATGCATCTACTCTTGTTAGAATGAGAGCCGCTGTTGCAGCTTTAGTCTTAGCTAAACAGTCTGGCGAGTTTGAGAAACTTGTAGAAAGAATTTCTACTGGTACCAAAGCCTTTGAGATGTATGATAAGCAGATGTCTACACTCTTAGCTAGGTGGAAAGTCTTTACTAACAATGTACAGGCCCTAGCTATAGTGTTTGGTAGTCTTTTAGAACCTGCTGCCTCTAGAGTTCTTGAAACATTAACTGGATTTATACAAAAGTTTGATGAGCTATCCGCCGGGGAAAAGAGACTTATATTATTAACGACTGCCTTTATTGCATTCAGCCTTGCACTCTCGGGTGTATTTTTAATTATGAAAGGCTTCTTAATTTCAGCTATGTTTGGCTGGAAGAAACTAGCTGGGCTAGTAATGTTTGCTGGTGGGGTATTTCTTAAAGTAACGGTTATCATAGGTAGTTTACTTGTTGTTGCTATGCTTTTGAGAAGAACTCTAGATGTATTATTCAGTACGGAACTGATAGAGACATGGAAGACAAAAATTAAGGGTGCTATTAGTGCGGTTATTGATAAGTATGTAGCTTTAATAAATTGGAATTACAAGCTCCTGCAAACCCTTCTAATGGTACCAACTGTTATAAGGCGTGCTTTTAAGGATTTCGCCGCTAAGGGTTCTACTGATTTACAGAGGTTGACACAGGCTGCAAAAGATTTTAATAAAGAGTTTATGGAAGAGTTTTTTAAGACAGCAGATATCTGGGAGCTTGGCCTTGGAGAAAAATTCAAGCATGGTTTTAAAGAAGGAATTGTTAGTCCCCTAAAAGAGAGTATGAAGATTGTCAAAGAGGAATTTCGAGAAACTTTTGGGGAGATGGTAGATTATCTTAAACAGGAATTCCCTCAAGCTTCTGTCAAGATTGATGCAGTGTTTGGTGAGATGGAGGCTAGTATAAGAGCTATCTCAGAAACGCTTGGTATGTTGGGTGAGCAAACAAAAGCAGAAGCGGGTCGCATGAAGAAAGTTTTAATTGACCTTACTGGTACTACAGATGATATTATAAAGAGAATGTCTGCTACTTGGTCAGATAACATCGTAGATATGGTCAAGGGTATCAAGACCTGGAAAGAGGTTTGGGACCAGGTTCTTGATGATGCTCTTAGAAACTTCGTTGAAGGATTCCTAAGGGGCTTATTAGAGGCTCATGGACAAGCTCTTGGCAAGATGGTAGCACAGTGGTGGACTGCCCAGACTGCTATGGGTATGGGCGCTGCTGGAAAAATACTAAGTATAGGTGCATCAATCTTTGGTGGCCTTTCTGGTGCAGGAGCTGCTGCTGGTGTATCGGGAGCTATGGGTGGTCCTCTCGGACCTCAATCGGCTGCTACTAGTGGTCCTGTATTAATGGATTTGGCTCAAGCTCTAGGTGGTACAAAGTTTGGTATTGGTGGTATAATACGTAGGCCCACCCTGGGTATGGTTGGTGAGTCTGGCCCTGAAGCTGTTGTTCCCTTAGATGAATATGACAGAGGTAGCGGACTTACTATTGTAAACGTAGTAGACCCTAACTTTGTGAACGCTCAAATTATGCAGAGCCCCGATACTGTTGTAAATGTTATTAATGCTGATATGCTTAACGGTGGCCCTACCCGCAGAACCATTAAGAGGATAAAGTAATGGCTAGTGGAACCTTTCATTGGACAGCGGACTACGTTTTAGAAGAGCAGATTGGTTACGTAAACAATATCATAGAGTACGAATCTGGCAAGGAGAGAAGAACATCCAAACACGCCTATGCCAGGCGGGGGTGGGTACTCAATTTTCGAGATTTAACAGAAACTCAATTTACCGATATGGAAGCATTTTTTAGGCTATATCACGGAGCCCATAATACATTTAATTGGACTAACCCTATAGATGATACCTCGTATGTAGCGAGGTTTTCTAGCGACACCTTTACTGTTCAAAGGGTTACAGACAATGTATATAATATTACTGTTACGCTGCAACAGGTGAATGAGTAGGAGATGAAATGGCTGATATTCAGCATAATACCTTAGTTACAACTAATTTACACGACCCTAAGGGGATGGATGTAAATACTACTAGTAACGTAATAGAGATAGACTCTAGCGAATCTGCTATAGCTGTTACTATATCAGGAACCTGTGTGGGTATAGGTGATAGAACCCCGGCTCATAAGTTAGATATTATTCATGGTGGCACCACTACTCATGGTTTGAGTGTTGTTGCTGACTCTCTTACTGCTGGAAAAAATGCATATTTCTACTCTAACTCTGCGGAAACCGATGCTCGTAATTTGGTAGAAATTACGAATGATAATAGTGCTGCTGTTGCTACACAATGTTTAAAGGTCATACAAGATGCTACTGCTACTGCTGTTGCTATTGAACAAAATGATGATGGTGCAGGACTTTATGTGGATTATAATGGTACTACCAAGAATGCCATTGATATTGAATCGAACACTATGACTACTGGTAAAATCTTTAATATAGATAACGCCAATGCTCTTACTACAGGTAAGATATTATATCTATATTCTAATTCATCACAAACAGACGCTCGTAACTTAGTAGAAATAACCAACGATAGTTCTCTTGCTACTTCTGCTGTTTGTTTAAAGATACAGCAAGATGCTCCTGCATATGCAATAAGTGTATCAACGGCTAATACAACTTGGGGTGCTGCAAGTGTAGCTCAGGCAAGTGTAGCAATAGCAGCTTCTTCTTTAACTACTGGAAGGGCGTTCACAGTTTATTCTAACTCAAGTGATACGAACACAAGACATATAGCATCTATAATCAATGACAATGCTCTTGCTACAGGAGCTACCTGCTTAAAAATACAGCAGGATTCAGACCATTTTGCAATTTGGGCTGTTGGAGATAATCTTGTTGATGGTCCTTTTATACAGTTTCAATCTGATTCAGCAGATGCTTCAGCAAGGGAATTGATAGTTATCAAAAATGATAATGTTGCTGCTACAGGAACTGTCCCACTTAAAATACAGCAAGACGCACCTACCTCTACAAACTTTAAAAAGATGATAACAATGTCAGCATTAACAATATGGATTTCTGATGGTACTACTGCTGAAGGAGCATTGACTGGAGTAGCAGGTGATATTTGCTTGAATGGTGGAACTGGTGCTGGACAGACTGCGTTTTGTGATGCTAATGGTACGAATTGGACTGACATGTAAGGAGAGACAATGGCAAAATTTGTAGATGAAGGTATTAATAGGATATCTGATATTCTCTTTGGCTCTCAAGCTGTAGATGCCTCACTATATCTCGGGTTATATACTAACATAACAGAGCCTGTAGCCGCTAGTGGCTTATCTACCATGCAGGAGCACTCCGGAGATGGGTATGCCCGTAAAACCCTATCTAGGGGCACCTGGACCGTATCTGGAGCCAATGCTAGCTATGCTGAGCAGACCTTTACGGCCTCTGGTGGTGATTGGGGAGACTGCTATGGTTACTTTATAGCTACGTCCTCTGATGCTAGTGGTAAGCTTATGTGTGTGGAGCAGTTTAGTGATGGTCCATACTCTGTAGACGACACCGAATCTGTTAAGATTTCCCCTATAATTAGAACAAGCTAAGGAATGTGCTAGTATGGGTTTAAAACTTTATGTCATAGACTCTGATGAAAAACAGGTAATAGACTCTAACGGATATAATGTTATTGTTGGTTTTACTGAGCTGTCTTATAGCGGTGATATTACTCTTACCCTTACGCCAGAATCCACTTATTACGCACCAAAATTAGATTATACCCCAGACGCTACTCTTGTACAAACAATAAAATACAACACACTAGTAACAGATGCTCCTTATGGTGAGGAACGCCGAAGAAATAAGTGGGCAAGCCCGCGTAGGAGTTGGGTACTTAACTATAACAACGTATTGGGCGCAACCGCTGATGGAATCATAAGTTACTACAACTCACGCCAAAACCTTCACTCGTTTGAGTGGGAGAACCCCATTGATGATACTAGCTACAGGGTACGGTTTGTAGAAAACTCTATCAAGAGGGACCACATTGGGAATGATAGATATAACATACAAGTAGGATTAGTAGAAATACTTTAAAGGAAAAACTATGCGAGACACGACTCCTAAAGTTTCGGGGATACTAGAAAAAGAGGCTCAGAAGCCTCTTGAAATCTACGATGTCTATTTAGATAGCGAAACCCTACACTTTACTGCTTATGACAGGGACTTAAGTTTTTATGACCCTGACGGTAACGCACAAACATATACTGCATTGGGTATCTCAAGGGGGCCTATCCATACCTCTGTCGAAAACAAGGTTGATAACTGCATAATCAGATTAGATAACGTCAATAGGGCTATGTCATCGTACATAGCAAGTAACGAGTTTCGTGGCAGAAAAATCACCATTAGAAAAATCTTTGCTGATATCTCTGGAAACTGGGCTGCTGATGATGACATCTATATGTTTAAGGGGATAATGAACAAGCCTGCTCTTGGAGAAGGTCTTATGGAGATGGGTTGTGTTTCCCGCGCTGGTACCTTTGAGCTTGAGTGTCCCAAAAGAACCTATTCCCTGCTGTGTCCTTGGAGGTTTGCCGCAAGTGGATGCCTAGATGGAAGTAAAACAGCTGACCAGTTATACGCTGCGCAAAATGGAACTATTACTACTGGCTCTACGGAATCTACAATTGCAGATACGTCGCGCACAGAAGCAAATAACTACTGGTTATATGGAGAGGTTGAGTTTACATCTGGGGAAAATGATGACGAAAAACGCATTGTGGTATCATCTACTCAAAATGTAGATTTTAAGGTAGACATAGCATTAGATAATGTTCCCATAGCAGGGGATACTTATACAATTAAACGTGGTTGCGATAAGACTATTACTAGGTGCTCTGGGTTAGGAAACGCTTCTGCCTTTGGAGGTTTCTTTAGTATACCTCAAGAGATGATAATCCGAACAACTTAGGGGGATATTATGTCTGAACATATGTGGTCAAATGATTATCTTAATATACCGTGGAAGTGGGGTGGAGACACAAAAGAAGGCTGTGACTGTTTGGGGGTGGTGAAATTAGCTTTCAAAAACCAGCGCAAGATAGACCTAAAAGAGAATTCTCCAAATAAGATTGGAGATAATTATGATATGATTCACAAGGCCGTTGAGTTAGGCGCGCAGATAGATAACATAAAAGACTTAAAAGAATTTGATATGGTTTTTTTCACAATTCGTGGTGAGGTTGCCCACATGGGTATAATGGTAAATAAGTTTGGGTATTTCTTGCACCAGCTAGAAAAGAAACCAAGCCGAGTAAGTAACTTGAATGGTGACTACTGGGCTAAGAGATTTTTTTGTGGAATAAGATTACGGGAATTGGAGTAATGGATAAAAAGCAAGTCATATTAAAACAGCTTGAGAACAAACGCATAGGTAGAAGTGGCGGCGAGAAAGCGGGAGCCATCGGAGGTGCTATAGTTGGTGGTTTGTTAATTCTGTCTGGTTTTGGAGCGCCTGCTGGTGCCATACTTACTGGTTGGGCAGCTGTTAGCTTTATGGCAAGCGCTGCTACTCTTGGTGCTGCTATTGGTGGTCTTATTGACCCACCCAAACCATTGGACTTTGGTGACGCTACAGGGTATGGTGCAAGCTCACCTACTTATTCGTTTGGAGCACTGACACATACCATTACAAACCAGCTTCCGTTGGCTATTGTCTATGGGAGGGTTAAGCTTGCTGGTAATGTTATATGGCAATCGGACCCTGGGGCTACTATCAGTAGAGTTCAATGTTTATGCGTGGGCGAGGTCCATGCTATTACAGATATTAGAGTAAATGAGATTACTCTAGCAGAAGGCACTCAACAGGTTACTCATACTGCTCTATCTAAAGTCCATAACCATGATGGTCACAACGTAATATATATTCCGCCCCATAAGGTTGACTCTGATTTCGTATTAAAAGTAGCGGGTGGTGGAAGACCACGTTACGATTCCTGGGTATTTGACTATGGGAAAAACTACTGCTATTGGACCAATTCTAACGACCTTGATAGAACCGTTAGAGAGTTTGGTGCCACATTTTATGGTGATTACAAGGTAGCAACAATGACGGGTTGCTCTGTTACCGCATATAGGGGAACAATTGACCAGACTGTAGACGCTCGCGTACCATCTGGAGCAGTAAACGGACTTAAGAGGGTTGCTAATTTAGCCTATACTTTACAGACAGGAGATAAGCTAAAGGGCGGAAATCCCATTGTAACTGCTGTTGTTTTTGGATTAAAGGTTCGAACATGGGACTCTAGTACCAATGCGTGGCATTCTTATAGGGAATACTCCAACAACCCAGCCGCTTGTATAAGAGACTTTTTAACAAACGATATTTATGGGGCGGGCATACCCGAGAGCTGGATAGATGATGCCTCTTTTGGTAATGTCTTTGAGAATTGTGCGACGCTAATACATAACAATGATGGCAGTGTAGAGGAACGGTTCCAGTTAGACTTTACAACAGATATACGTAGACCATCCTTAGATATTTTAAGTGATATGCTTGCCACCTTTGGCGGATTCTTAACTGTATGTGGCGAGAAGATTAAACTCCGCATGGAGAGAGCCAATGAGGTAGCCGCCCAAGCCTTTACTATGGATAACATAGTTGCTGGGTCCTTTGGATACTCTAAGTTTTCAAAAGATGACCTTCCAAATAGGGTGGATGTTCAGTACATAGACCCCTACCAGGAGTGGGTTAAAGTATATGCACGCGCTGAAGATAAGCTCGACCAAGATAAAAGGGAAGACCTAAACTTAGGAAGAAGTATAGTAGAAAAAAAAGTTGCACTATTAGGGATTACTCGTTTTTCTCAGGCATCACGTATAGCAAAAAGGTATCTCTATCTGGCTGAATACTGTCCCACACTGTGTGGGTTTAAAGCAGGTATAGATTCGGTGTTCTGTGAGGTTGGAGATATAATCTCTGTTTCTCATGATGTACCAGGGTGGACTAAAAAACTCTTTAGAGTACTCTCTATCCAAGAAGATGAAAAAGACATTATGCAACTCACCTGTAGGGAGTATAACTCTTCTATATATGATGATGGCTTTGGGTCAGCCATTGAGACGTTTAATTATGGTTCTGTGGCTAATGCGTTTGCCCCCGTAACAGATGTTAGTGGGTTGACCATTTCGGAAGCTGGGTATACAGATGAAGACGGTACCTTTGTCGCTGAGATAGATGTGTCTTTAACCGCCCCCACAGACAAAACAAAAGAGTTTTTAGACTCGTATATTATAGAGCTTAAAAAAAATGGTGGTAATTACTTAGAGGTAGGTAGGGCAGACGGAGATGCTACATCATATACCATACGCCCCGTTGAGGGTGGTAGTACCTACTATGTGAGAGTTAAAACAGTTTCTACTAAAAACATTATTTCAGATGGGACCACTTCCTCATCCCTAGCTGTTGCTGGGCAGTCTGCGGAGCCAGGTACTGTGACAAGTTTTTCAGCTATATTTACCGATGAAATTACTCTAACTTGGGCAGCTAACTCCGAAAAGGATGTTATAAATTACGAAATTAGAATAGCTGATTCTAACTGGGGAACATTAAATAATGACTTTGTGTGGATAGGGGACTCACTCAAATACACCATAGTAAGACCTACAGCCCGCTCAGGAGTAACCTATTACATAAAAGCCAAGAATAGAAGTGGCCTTTACTCTACTAATGCTGCTAGTACCACACCCTCCAATACCGCTCCAGCAGCGCCTACTTTAAGTTCTACTACCTGGTTTGGGTTTTCTACATTAGATTGGACCGACACGAACGATGCTGACCTTTCTCATTATGAATTGTGGCAGTCAGATAGCAATGCCTGGGGCGGAGAAGAGACTCTCACAGCTAAGGTAAAGGGTACACAGTTTAAAGTGTACGGTAATCAGCCAGTTAAGGTAAGTGGGACAGCCTTTAGCTCTACTACCGCACAGGATACTGGATTAACGGGTACAGTAGATGACCAGTTTAATGGTGATGTTTTAAGCCAGGTTACTGGTACTTATCGCGGGCAGGCTGCTGTCATTGCAGATTATGTAAGTGGAACACAGACCTTTACTGTTGGCTCATGGCCAGATGGTACCCCCACCCCTGGGGATTTTCTTATGGCTAAGGATAGGTCATACTATAAGGTGGGCGGTGTAGATAGCTTTGGCTCTGGTACGTTATCATCTTATGAACAGATAGATTTTAACCCGCTTACTTCTGACGAGATAGATATGGGTACCGGCAGTATTACCCAGACTGAAATTTTGGATGGCTCTATTTCTACCCCTAAGTTAGCTGCTAATGCTGTGACGGCTGCTAAAATAACAACCGGAGAGCTCTTAACTCTGTCGGCTCAGATTAAAGACGCCATTGTAACAAACGCAAAAATAGACACTATGGCGGCCAGTAAAATATCTGCTGGTACTTTTACTGGTGGCGACTTTGTGGTAGCAAGTGGGGGAGCGTTTAAAACAGATAACTATGTGGCTGCCACCAGTGGTGCAAGGTTTGACCACCAAGGGCTTGAAATAAACACAGGAACCCTGGAAGGCGTAGCTATTTTAAACAGGATATTATTGTATTCTATGATGAGTGGGAAAGGAAACTAAAAATGGCTGATATACAGATTTTTAGGTTGGGAAGTGTGGGTCAGGACAGTGTGAACAACACAAAAGTTGCTGCTGCTGCCCCAACAGATACCAGCAGGTATATGACTCTTGAATTTCCAGTAGGGACAGACTTTCAGGTTACTGCTGGCTATACACTTTATATTACCAGAGTAATTGTAACTGGCGTAGCAAATGTAACAGCTATTATAGGCTATGGGGATGATGGGGTTGCTGACGGGGCTGCTGCCCCAACGAATGCAGTAAGATTAACAAGCACCTTAGGTGGGACAACAACTAATGCAGGTATATATGATGTTCTTATTCCTATACCAGCAGGAAAATATCCCTTTGCATTTTCTAATAATGGTGCTATATATGTAACTCTTTTTGGTGTAGAAATAGCAGATTAATATAAACCACGTGCTTGGATAAAGTAAAAATATGGAAAAACCATAGGAGGGTACGATGTTTACTGAATTAACAGAACAAATGATAGCGCTAGTATTAAAAGGCCTGGCTGGCATTATAGCTGTATGGCTGTCTAGAAAGGTAGGTTCTCTTCTTAACACAGTAGAAGAGAAGTATAATGTAGACATAGACAATACCGTAGAGGCTAATCTGCGTGTAATTACCAGGAGAGTAGTACAGGCCCTCTTCCAGGCGGAGGTAAGCGGGCTAAAGAAAAACGGAAAGTTTGATGTTTCTGCCCAGAGACTGGTGTTACAAAAGGCTATGAAGAACATCGCAGAAGAAATAGAAGGTACCATCATGGATATAGATGGTGACGAGATTAAAGAGATGATAGAGAGTGTTATATTAGAGGAGAAGAATGCAAATAGATAAGTTTATTAACAGGTGTGTTGATGAGGGGTATGAGTGGGCAGAGGGTGAGCATAACAATGCCCCGGGGTACTTTATACACTCTGAACGGTTTGGAACAACGACACATTTTTCCAATGGAGCTATTGAAAAGCACGACTGGCCCAAGCTACATAGAAGTATAGTACAGGGAAAAGATGTCTACCAAATGGCCCGTGTAGTGGGATACTTCTCAAGGGTCCGTAATTGGAATAACAGCAAGTTGGGTGAGCTACGAGACAGGCAAGCCGGCAACTATGCAATTAAAAAGTGAGGATGATATGAGTTTCTGGGAGAGAATTAAGGCATTTTTTGTGAAAGCGGGTTCGGTTCTGAAGAATGTACTTAAGACAATATTTGTAGTATTTAGTAAAGAGATTATAGACGAGCTCTTAGACTTTGCTATATCTATTTGCGGTGAGTTAGATGGTAAAGACCTATCTAGTTCAGACAAGAGAAAAGAAGCTTTTAAAGCAATAAAAGATGAAGCTACTGTACGTGGCATGAACTTAAGAGATAGCTTAATTAATCTTCTAATAGAACTGGCCGTAAATTATATCAGGAGTCTTCAAGCTGACGGCAAATAAGTCTCTTTTTAAGCTTAATATCTACCAAGATTGCCCAGGTTAGATAGGACATAACTCCTATTATCTGAAACCAGAACAACCCTGCGCTGATGTATACGAATATCTTAAATGCTAACATGACAATCTTTTTTGCGCCCATCGAGTCGAATTCTTGGGCTTCCCATCTTAGCAGGAGGAAACATCTTAGCCTCGCTGTAGTTATCATCCCACTCTAGATAGCTTCCGCTGTCTATAAGTAGTTGCCGTAGGACAATTATGCGCTTGTGGACTACATCTACGCTCCTTGTAGTAACTGGCATAACTCCAAGGTGATGGTTATGAGAACCTACATAGAAGTCACAGTTGCATATTAGCTGTCTCAATTTATCTACCCTATTTATCTTACCACCTGGCGTGGCACCTCCGCCGGTGGTGTGGTGGAAATACCCTGTATAGGCTATCTTAGAGCCCCTTCCCCTGGACTCCTTACCTACCAAGAAGTTAATCACTGCTGAGTAACCAAAATACTGTACTCCTAATAGGTGGCATACTGTACTCAGTGGGCAATACCCCACAAAATCCTGTAACCTCTGCTCATGATTACCAGATATAGCTCCCACTATCTTATCTTTGATAGGAGTGAATATCTTTACCGCAAACTCTACCTGTTGTTGTAGGTTCCGTGTCTGCTGGAACGGTGTCGAAGCTGATAGCCTGGTAGCTACATTCAATATGTCTCCATTCAAGAACACCCTCGCATTTGGTTCTTTATGAACCCACTCTATGTTCTCACAGAGCTTAGAATACCCTTCATCCTCAAACGCAGCGTCCCCTATATGAGTATCTGATATTACTAGGACATAAGCAAAGTCTGCTGCAATTCTACTTTCTCCGTAGCGCATTTTCTTTCTCCTTTTCTTCTAGCCAAAGGGCTAATATGGTGTTGTAGTTACACCCATCCAATAACGAGTCTTTTATGCTCTCGCCCACGGCGCTGGTACCATTCTTAAGTAGCTCTACTATCCTTGCAACCTTAAGTACTATAAATACAAGTAATACTTTCTCAACGGGTATCTCTACAATCTGCGCTACCTTCTTAAAGTTAGAAAAACAATCGTCATTTTGTGCATAATCCAGTGCTTTTTTACCCATAATGTGCACGCATTTCTGATAAAACTCAATGCTTTCCTTTATCTCTGTCTCTTGATTCATCCACATCACCCCCCAACTCCTTTATAAGGGTCTGTACAGATTTCCTAGTTCTTTTTCCATTCCTTAATCGTTTAATAAACTTATCCCACTTTAGAATGCATTTAGGGCATAAACATTCGACAAACTCCACAAACTCTAGCTTGCATTCAGTAGAACATCCCCAGCATTTTGCATTAGTGTGGGTTTTCATCGTACCTTTTTAAGAGAGTTAATCTTTTCTATGGCCTTCTCAATCTCATCTGGTCCCTCAAAAACAAAGCTTCTTATCTTTATCAATGGTAGCTGGTTTGTACTCGCATAGTAAGCATACTCTGCCATCTCATCTACTCCGCTAGTTACATCTATTTCGTCATACCTTATTTTTCTTG